CATTAACGCTGCTGTTGATTCCGCAGTGCTGAACGGCTCCGGTTCTTCCGGCCAGCCCACCGGCATTCGCAACACCAGCGGCATCGGCTCTGTGGCCATGGGCACCAACGGCGGTGCAATCACCATGGAGAAGATTGTTGACCTGGAGACTGAAGTGCTCCAAGACAACGCTGGTGGTCCCAACATGGCCTACATCACCAACGCCAAGGTGATGGGTGGCTTGAAGAAACTCCGCGCTGGTGGTTCCACCACCACTGACGGTGCTTTCCTCTACAACACCGATCTGCAGGCTGTTGGTCGTGGCCCCACGCCTCTGACCCTGAACGGCTATCCGATTGCCGTCACCAACGCTGTGCCTTCCAACCTGACCAAGGGCACTAGCTCTAGCGTGTGTTCTGCTCTGGTTGCTGGTGACTTTAGCCAGGCAATGCTTGGCTTCTACGGCAACGGTCTTGAGATCACCGTGGGCACTGACTCCGATGACTTCAGCAAGGCTCTGACCTCGGTTCGCGGCATCATCACTTTTGATGTTGCAGTGCGCCAAGCCACTGCCTTCGCATCCATTGAAGACATCACCACCGCTTGATAACGGGGAGGGGGCCGGCAACGGCCCCTTTTTTTCTTATGCAAATCACCTGCACTAGAAACGTCATGGCATCTGGCAAAGCCCTTGAGGCTGGCCAGTCTTATGACGTGTCGGACTCTGACGGCGCACTGCTAATCCGTATGGGTAAAGCAGTCGAGGGCGCAGCACCTGCTAAGCCCAAGGCAAAACGAACGACGAAGGCTAAGGCTGATGGCGTTTGATGCGCTTGCCGATGACCTAGGAGTTTTCCTGGGAGACTTCAATGTGTCTGCTACGTCAGGCGCAACGACCGCGAACGTCATTCTTGACCAGCCCAGTCAAGTATTGGCTGGTGACATGGTGCTCAGCACTGACTACCAAATCACTGCCAAGGCTTCTGACTTTGGCACCCTTACAGCAGGCACCAGCATCACCGTCGATTCTGTTGCCTACACAGTGCGTGAGACACGCCTAATCGACGACGGACTGCTTTGTGAGATCTCGCTGCAGAAGACATGACGACGCTGCGCGAAAACATCCTTGACGACATTGTCAGCAGCCTTGCTGGCACAACCAACGTTGGAACGCGCATCTACAGAAGCCGTGTGGTGCCGTTGCAACGCGGTGAGAGCCCTGCATTAGTTGTTGAGGCAATCAGCGACACGCCTGAACAAAACACCAGCCTGCCGACCCTGGACTGGACGCTCATCGTGCGTGTGTCTGTGATTGTGCGTGGTGACAAGCCTGATGAAGTTGCAGACCCGATTGTTGAAAGTCTGCACAGCAAAATCATGGCCGATATTTCGCTCGGCGGATACGCCATCGACTGTCAGCCAGGAACGACAACCTTTGAGATGGTTGACGCTGATCAGCCAGCTGGTGTGATTGGTGTTGAATATCTAGTGCGTTATCGCACCCGACTCGCTGACCTGACTCAGGGCCCGTGACTATTATGGGTTCTGATAGTCAACTTCCTGTCTCCAACTGAGGTTTTGACCAATGGCACTTAGAACAAGTCAACGCCTTTTATTGGCGAAGGAAGAGGTCACCTACGGCACGGATCCAACGCCAACAGGTTCTGCAGATGCAGTTCTTGTTCGCAGTCTTGAAATCAGCCCTCTGCAGTCTGACGCTGTTGAGCGTGAGCTGATTCGTGGCTATATGGGCAACTATGAAGTGCTTCACGCCAACCAGCGCGTTGAAGTGACTTTTGAGGTTGAGATGGTCGGCTCTGGAACGGCCGGCACTGCCCCTGCATTTGGCCCTCTGCTTAAAGCTTGCGGCAACAGCGAAACAATCGTTGCCAGCACCTCGGTCACCTATGCCCCGGTGAGCAGCAGTTTTGATTCTGTCACTATCTACTTTTTCCAAGATGGCGTCCGTCAAAAAGTGACTGGCGCTCGCGGTTCGTTCTCTATCTCTGCAGAGATTGGTCAGATCCCGACCATCAGCTTCACGCTGGTTGGCATCTATAACGAGCCGACTGACGTTTCAAACGCAACGCCGACGTATCAGAACCAAGCCAAGCCGGTGCTGTTTAAGAACGGCAACACCACCAGCCAGCAGTTGTTCAGCTATGCCGGCGCTGTTCAGTCGTTTAGCTTTGATCAGAACAATCAGAGCGTCTACCGCGAGCTGGTTGGTGGCAGCAAGGAAGTGCTGATCACGGATCGTCGCCCTGGCGGAAGCATTGTTCTTGAGGCTGTCACGATGGCAACCAAGAACTACTTCACTGCCATCACTGGCTCTGCTACTGGCAACAACACGTTCCAGCACGGGCAAACTGCTGGCAACATCTTTACTTTCAGCGCACCTCAGACCGATTTGTCTGCTGTTAGCTACTCAGATTCTGACGGCGTTCAGATGCTGAACTTTGACTACACAGCAACCCCGACAACATCTGGGAACGATGAATATAGTCTTAGCTTGACTTGATGCGCTAGTTTTAAGGCGAATTATTCCTTTTATGGGATTCGTCCTCAAAAAGTCCAACACCTACAAGTGGCCCGTTTCTGTGGATGTCCCTGTTGACGGGGGCAAACACGAGCGGGTCACTTTTGATGTTGAGTTCAAAGACCTGACGCAAAGCCGTCTGTTAGAGATTGCTGAGCTGAGTGGCGAAGGCAATCTGTCTGATGTTGAGATCGCCCGTGAGGTCATGACAGGCTGGGCAGGTGTTGAGGATGAGGACGGCAAAGAGCTGCCTTACAGCATCACCAAGCGTGACGAGCTGCTCGACGTACCGATGATGGCAAGCGCGATTGCTGGCGCTTATTTGGAGAGCAAGCAGGGAGCCAAGCGAAAAAACTAGAGGAGGCCGTTGACTATTTATTCAGCGGCCCTGATGACAAGTCAGAGCTGATGGCTGATGCCCAGGCGTTTGGCTTGGCATTGCCTGAGCTTGAAGCGCCTAAGGATTTTGAGGTGTGGCCTGATAACTGGCCTGCTGTTGAGATGTTCTTGCGTTGTCAGACGCAATGGCGCACAACGTCTGCAGGCGTTTGCGGTTTTGACTATGTAGCTCTTGAATGGCTGTTTAGACTGTATGAAGTCGAGGACCAGCCGACCGTGTTAGAGAACCTACAGGTCATGGAGGCTGCGGCGGTCAAGATCCTGAATAAGGAGAGCAAGTAAATGGCTGCCAAGTTTGGTCTGTTAATTGACGCCAAAACCAAGGGCGAAAACAATATCAAGCGTCTTGGCAACTCCATGCAGGGGGTCCAGGGCAAGGCTAAAAACCTTGGCATGGCTGTGCGTAGTGCTGGCCTAGCTTTTAAGGCTTTGTTTGCAGCAGCTGCAGTGGGCAGCATTGTTGCCATAGGCAAAAGCGCAATCGACACTGCTGATGCGTTTGGCAAGCTGAGCACTAGGACAGGCATTGCGGCAGACAAGCTGTTGGCGTATGTCAACGCTGGCAAGCTTGCTGACGTTAGTCAAAGCGACCTTGAGACGGGTTTGCGGACTTTGGCGCGGACGCAGGTTGAGGCATCAGAAGGCGTCAAGACTTATGCAGACGCATATGCAAAGCTCGGTGTTGATGTCAAAAATGCTGATGGATCACTTAAGCCATCAGACCAGCTTTTAGGCGAGATTGCCGATAAGTTTAAGGACTTGCCAAACGGGCCAGAAAAAGCAGCTGTGGCAATGGATATTTTTGGCCGTTCGGGTCAAAAGATGATCACGATGCTGAACGGAGGCCAGGAAAGCTTAGAGCGGTTCGGGTTTGAGCTGAGCGAAAATTTTGCACGCAACTCTGAAAGGTTCAACGATCAAATCACTGAAATGGGCATTGAGCTGCAAAAGCTCCAAATGGAAGTAATAGACGATTTGTTGCCATCCCTTATTGATTTAGCAAATGTGTTTATTGATCTTACAAAGGTAACGACCGACGCCACCAGAGCCTTTATGAGGTTTTTTAACATTGGCGATGACGCCGTTTTAGAAAGCAACACGCTGCAAATACAAGCGGCCAACAAGGCTTTGGCTCATTACAGAAAAACTTTAAAAGATTTGCGGGCAGAGACCTCTCCTAATTTTGCTAGGCAAGGCGTTATTGAAAACATTGAAAGCACTATTAGCGAGTTAGAGCGCAAGCGAGCAAAGTTGCGAGCAGAAATCAATGAAATTACTCGTGTAGATCCGCAGGCTAATGCGCCAGCTGCAGACAGGCTTGAATTCGTAAGAACTCCTCAAAACACGACTCAAGCTATTGAAAAATCAACTAAAAAAGCTAGTGAAAACACAAAAGAAATGTCTGTTGACCTTGCTATCTATTTGGCAGACCTTGAAGCATCTGTAGCAGCTGCAGAACAGCTAGAGGCAGAGCAGTTTGCTGCTGGCGCAGCAATCGCAGAGCAACTAAACCAGCAGGACAAGTTAAATGAAGCGGTTACAGAGACAGACAGATTATTTGGCTCAATTAAAGACACGGTTGCAACAGGCTTGAACAACGCAATCATGGGCTTGATTGATGGCACAAAATCTTTAAGTGAGTCTTTGTCTGGCATTTTGAGGCAGATGGCAAGCCTGTTTTTGCAGGCTGGCATTGGCGGCTTTAAAAATGCTGATGGCACAGGTGGCAGTGGTTTGCTTGGCCTTTTTGCCAATGGTGGTGTTATTGCAAAAAACAAGGTTGTGCCTTTTGCCTATGGCGGCGTTGTAAACAAACCCACTTTGTTCCCAATGGCGAATGGTGCTGGTCTTATGGGTGAGGCTGGCCCGGAGGCCATCATGCCTTTGAGGCGTGGCCCTGGAGGTCGTCTAGGCGTTGAATCAACTGGCGGCGTTGGCAACGTGGTAGTCAACGTAGATGCGTCAGGCACTCGCGCTCAAGGTGATGATCAAAATGCAAAAGCTTTAGGCTCAGCGATTGGCGCAGCTGTGCAAGCTGAGCTAATTAAGCAAAAGCGTCCCGGAGGTCTTCTTAGCTAATGGCTACTTTCCCTAGTATTGACGCCGATTATGGCGCTGCCAAACAAGCACAACCGAGAGTTCGTGCCATTGAGTTTGGCTCTGGATATTCACAAAGGGCTGTGTTTGGCATCAATCAAGACCCAAAGGTTTGGACGTTGGCTTGGAACAATCGCAGCGCTACCGACGCAAACACTATTGAAGATTTTTTAGAGGCGAGGGCCGGGCAAGAGGCTTTCGACTGGACACCTCCAGACGACACATCTTCGTATAAATGGATTTGTAAAACCTGGCGTAAAACCATGCCATATTCAAACCTGTTCAACATTGACGCAACGTTTGAGCAGGTGTTTGAGCCATGACTGACAACATCCCGCAGTACGTTGAAGACCTTCGGACTGCTGCACCGGCGTATTTTGAAGAGCTGCAAAAACTGGAGCCCAGTGCAGTCATTGACTTGTTTGAGATACGCCTGACCAAGGCTGTCAACAACGTTGACGAGACTTTGCGTTATCACGCTGGAACAAATGAGTTGACAGCGCCAATTCAGTTCAGCGGCAACTCTTATCCTGCTGCACCAGTTGAAGTGTCTGGGTTTGAGTCGTCAGCAAAAGGAACGATTGCCCGACCAACACTGAAGGTCGCCAACGCAAACGGTGCGATTAGTTCCTTGATTGTCCAGCAAAATTACAACCCATTACATGCAGAGGTAGTACGCATCAGGACTTTCAAGAAATTCCTAGACGCTGCAAACTTTAGTGGTGGCAACGCTACTGCTGACCCTGACGCCAAGACTGAAGAAATTTGGTACATCGACCGTGTAAGCAGTGAAAACCTGCAGTTTGTCGAGTTTGAGCTGACGGCAAAGCTTGACATGGCGAATGTTGAGTTACCACGCCGCAAGGTGACTGAATTTTGTCCATGGCAATATCGTGGTGAACGTTGCACTTATGCGGGCACAAGGTATTACAGAGTTGACGATGTAGAGATCACAAAAGCAGAAATGGAATCACTAGCCACGGCAAACAGTTTGACGTTTGACGAGGCGGTCTTGAAGTTTGACGTTTGCGGCAAGCGTGTTTCCAGCTGTCGTCTGCGTTTTCCTGACAATCAAGGTGACAACAGTATTGTGTTGCCATTCGGAGGATTTCTTGGAGCAAGAGTGCAGGCTTAAGGCTGAAGCTCACGCTTATGAGGAGTTTCCAAGGGAAGCTTGCGGGCTGATTGTGTCTGGAGCGTATTTTCCGTGCGTCAACATCGCGGATCAGCCTGAGCTTGACTTTGTTTTAAACCCTGTTGATTACTTAAAGGCTATGCAGACGGGAAAGATTGAAGCCGTTGTGCATTCGCATCCTAAAGGCGGTGGCCCCAGCGCTTTTGACCTCAAAAGTTGCAGGCAGAGTAAGTTGAGGTGGTATGTGTTTTCCGTTCCAGACAGCGCATGGGAAACTATCAAGCTTTAGTTGGCAAAGAGTTTATTTATGGAGAGCAGGACTGCTTTTCATTGGTGCGACAGTTCTACGCCATGCGCGGCGTCAATTTGCCTGACTATGAGAGGCCGGTTGACCTGCATAGCTCAGACAGTATTTTTTTAGATCAGGCTGTCGCGTACGGTTTTGAGTCAGTTCCTTTTGAGGATCGTCAGCTTGGTGATGTGTTGATCATGAGGCTTGGAACGCGGACGCCAATGCACGCTGCTATCTACATTCCTGACGACAAAATCCTGCATCAGAGGCATGGCAGCCTAAGTGCGTTGGAAGTGTTTGGGCGATACTATAGGTCGAGGGTCGCCGCCGTTTACCGCTATGCAACTGGTGATGCTTGCGGGTGAGCTAGGCGAAAAGTACGGCACCCATCACGAGTATTACGATTTAAGGACGCCAGCGGATGCGATCAAGTTGCTGTGCGTCAACTTTCCGCAGCTGCAGCGTGATCTGATGATTTCGCACCATAACGGTGTGGGATACAAGCTGATTCAAGCTGGTGCGGCGATGGGCTATGACGAACTGCACTTGCCGTTTGGCAGCAAGCCAATGGTGCTTGTGCCTGTGATTGCAGGTAGTGGCGGTTCAGCGACGCAAATTTTGGTCGGTGTTGGCTTGGTTGCGGCGTCGTTCTTGCTTCCTGGCGCAGGTTTATTTGGTGCAACTAGCGTTTTTGGAGTCGGGGCACTGACTACTGCAGCAGGTGCTGCCACTCTTGGCACGACTATTGGCACAGCTTTAAGTGCAATCGGCGCAAGTTTGATTCTTGGTGGCGTTGCCAACATGCTTTCGCCACAGCCAGAAATGCCAAAGCTGTCGCAACGTCGCATGGAGACGACGAACTTTAACGGCCCTGGAGCGCAAGGCATTACGCGCGGCAGTGACGGTGTGCAGTCATACGCCTACCGAGGTGCAACCAACACTGTTGGAGCGGGCGTAACGATCCCTGTTGTTTACGGCAGGGCACTTGTTGGCGGTCACTTGCTGAGTGTCAACGTTGTTGCGACTGACACTTCAGACCCGTTGGCAACTGCGATCAAAGCACCTGGCGAGCAAACTGTTTTGATCAATGGAGAACGCCCCAGCAGGCGATTTGACAGGGAAGCTGGCTTGGAGACACAAAAATTGACACGCGGCCAAGCCACAAGATACAAATCAGACCAAGGGGACAAGGTAAGAGTTCCAAACGCAAACGAAGGATTTGGCCCTGGCCTGACTCATGATTTGGCAGAAAATCAACGAGAAACTTTTGATGGAATAAAAGCGAAAAATGCTACAGAAGATAGCGACAGAGGTTTCGATATAATTTTTCACGTCGATAGAGGCTGTTTCTCGCGAGCCGGTAACGCAGCCGACACGCAAAAGATTGATGGAACGTTTCGTTTTTTAATCGAAGTCATTCACTCTAGGGGCGGAGGAGTTGACGATCAACTGGTCGTATCTGCTGCAACTACGTTCCAAGGCTATCTGGAACGTTCGCAGGACTATTATTTTGTGCAACGCATGAGATTCAGCAAGCAAGAAAACGATAAAAACGTTACGCCTAGGATTACGATTTTGGATGAAGAGCTGCAGTCTGACACGCAGCTCCGCGTTCTTGCTTACGGCTACAACCTCGTTTAGAAAATGGCTCTTAATTCTGAAACCGCAATCAAGATCATTGACCTTCTCTGCGAAGGACCGATTGAAGGCTTGGTTAAAGGGCGTCAGAGTGTTTTTCTAGATGAAACCTCTGCGACTGATAAAGAGGTTGGCAAGTCTGATTTCGCCATAAGAAAAGGCACCGCAAATCAAACGCCATTTGGCGACAAGTTCGGCAGCACAGCCGCAACAGTCATTTCTGTTGATACGCAAATTGGGAACAACTACACAGAAGAGCTGGATGAAGACAACTTGGTTGTAAGTAGGGATTACGGTGATGGCACGTTGGTGCGTACTATCACAGACCCGGACACAGATTTTGTAAAACTAATTTTTACTGTTCCAAAGCTGTTTTCACAAGCAGTCGAGGGTATCGCCAGGGGTCAGCTTTTCCCAGCAAAAATATCTATTGAGGTTGATATTTTCAATAAAGGCGGCAAATACCCTGTGAGGTTCCCTGGAGAGGGAGGGCGCTTCAAGATTTTCGAAGGCATTTCAACTTCCGACTATCAATACGAAACGCCAGAGATTGAGCTGAAGGGTGAAGGCCCTTGGAAGATACGAGTTAAGAAGCGTAGGTTTAGTCCGCCTGAAAGTGCTTTTCAGATTCGTTTTACTGATTTAGAGGACGTTCCATCAAAAACGCCACTCGCTAGTGGTCGTGGTGACACGATTCTCTGGACATCAATCGTTGCTGGTAAGAACATAAAAACGGGCTACAAGCACACCGCTTGTGTTGGCCTTGATCTTTCCACCGAACAGTTTGGTTCGGTGCCTCAGCGTGCGTATGAAATACGCGGCATGAAAGTCAGGATTCCTAGTAATGCAAGTCCTGACGTTGATGGGCGTTTAATTTTCAGTGGTTCGTTTGACGGTAGCCTGCGCCCTGGACGTTTTTACACAACGTGTCCGGTCTGTTGTCTTTATGACATGTTGACTAATGATCGGTACGGATCAGGAGACTTCGTAAACACAGCAAACATCAGCTGGGTTGATCTGATTGAGCTGTCGAAGTATTGCAACGAGTTGGTTACTAATTCCGATGGAACGCAAGAGCCACGGTTTGCAATCAATACTGTCATTGGCAATGCTGCGGATGCTTATAGCGTTCTGCAGGATCTCGCCAGCATCTTTCGGGGGATGCTCTATTGGAAGGCTGACACGATTCAAGTTGCAGCTGATCACGGCGTTTTAGGCAACATCTATACGGCACTTGATCCCGTCCATATCTACACCAACTCAAACGTTGTTGGTGGTGGTTTCAATTACAGCGGCTCATCCCTGAAGACGCGCAGCACAAGGATTCGTGTTCGCTACAACGACCCAGATAACTTCTTCCGTCCTGGTTTTGTCGTCATTGAGAACAATGAGCTAGTTCAAAAATACGGCTTCCAAACCAGAGAAGTTATTGCGTTTGGCTGCACATCCAAAAACCAAGCCCAGCGCATGGGCAAATGGATGATGGCCTCTGAGGAAACAGAGGGCGAAACTGTCACGTTTTCTGTTGGCCTTGAAGGCTTGATGGTGCTGCCTGGTCAGGTGTTTGCAGTGTCTGATGCAATGCGTCAAGGCGCAAGGCTTGCGGGGCGTGTAGCGGCTTCCACGACAGCGACAGTTACCGGCGACGAAGACATCACGTTGCCAACAGGTTCTGATCCAAAGCTGACGTGTGTGTTGTCTGATGGAACGGTAGAGACCAAGTCGATAAGCGGCGTTTCAGGCAAAGTCATTTCGCTGTCTTCCGCGTTTTCGTCTGCGCCCCAGGTCAACACTGTTTATTCAATCGAGGCCAGTAACGTCCAGCATCAGAAGTTCCGTTGCCTTGCTGTTGGCGAAGGGGACGATGGGACGTATTCAATTACTGGCGTTCAGCATGTTGACAACATCTACCAAGTTGTTGAGACCGAGAATGCGCTACTGCAGTTTGCAGACGTAACAACGTTTGACGAAGCTCCACCAGCTCCAGTTGATCTAAAACTGGTAGCGACCGAGATTACGAAAGAGGACGGCACGGGCAACAGGGTTTTTGCAAGCTGGAGCCGTGGCAATTCAATCACCGCTGTATTTTTTGAGATTAAATACCAGATAGGTGCTGGCAACTTTATTGATGCGACAACAAACAACACAAACTTTGAAATCGATGGCGTGCCAACTGGCACGGTGATTGAATTTAAGGTTCGTTCTGTTGGCCCCGCACCACGCGCCAAACGGTCTGCGTTTTCAACGTTCTCATTTACTGTTCCTGCGGTTTCAAGCGTTAATCCATTTAACCCTGACGCAGCTTTGCCAGACAGTGCAGTTCTGCCACCAGATCCTACGGGTGTTTCTTTATCACCGATTGGCAAAGATCAGGTCAATATGTCTTGGGTGCTTGCAAACACTGGTGTTAATACAGACAACATGAAGGCGATAATTCGCCACACTGCAGATCAAACAATAAATGCAGATTGGCCGAATACAACGTTGCTGCGTATTTTGCCAGCAAAGCAAGCGTTTGCGATTCTTCCGCTAATCAACGGAACCTACTTTATTAAGTTTGAAAGCGTTTATGGGAAACGCAGCAAGAATGCCGTTGGCGTGTCGATCAACATTCCTGACGCTATCCCTAGGTTCAACTTTGAGGTCATCAGGGAAGACCAAAACGCCAATGAGCCTAAGGAGTTTTTAGGCGAAGGTTTTGGCGTTTACTACGACAGTGAGTACGACGGTCTAGTTTTAGACGGTGATGGAAAAATTGACGAGATTACTGGCAATTTCGATGATCTGACAAGCGTTGATTTTATTGGAACGCGGGGCACCAGTGGCACTTATCACTTTGCCAAAACGTTTGATCTTGGCGGTCGTTTCAGCGTTGACTTAAAACGTGTGATTGAATCTCGTGGGTTGTATCCATTGGATACGATCGACGATCGAACAGAGCTTATTGATAGCTGGAGTGATTTTGATGGTGCGTTGGCTGACGATACCAGTACAGAGTTGTACTTCCGCACATCAGATGACGCTAGGCAGAACAGCTTTTTTCTGACGGAGGATGGCGACTATCTGCTGTTCGGTGACACTGTGTTGCCTGATCAGGATTTGGTTACGGAAGCTGGCGATACGTTGATCACGCAAGGCGGTGACACGATACAAACAAATCAAACAACAAGCGGGTTTACACAGTTCCTGCAAGCGCAAGACGATGACCAGTTGATTACAGAAGCCGGAGATTTGCTGATTACTGATCAAGTATCTGTTCCTGAAGCAGCAGGCGATGACAAGATTTTCCATGATTCCAACCTTGTCTTTGGCGATTGGATCCCGGTTGAAAACGGCAATTTTGTGGGGCGCCAGTTCCAGTTCAAGGCTGAGCTGCGTGCATTGCACCCTGACCAAACGCCAATCGTGGACAAGCTGGGTGCAACCATTCAGTTTGAACGGCGTACAGAGACTGGTGGCATTGAACAGTCGGGCACAAGTGGACTTGGCAAGGATGTGTCGTTCCTGGATGAGTTCTATACAGACGACAACACTAAGGTTGCTGTCAGCATTACCAGCTATGACATGGCAACCGGAGACATTGCTGTTGTCACGCCAGCGACTGGCTCAGGATTCAATGTCACGTTCCAGAATTCTTCTGGCACTGTGGTTGATCGCCAATTCCAGTACACAGCGGTAGGATTTGGTACGAAGCAGTCTTAAGCGAAATGGCTCAAGCCGATGGCAACTGCGCAAACGCGAGTGGATCGGCGTTTCGCTCTGATTTAAACAACCAACTTGCTGCGCTGTTTACGACAAGTAGTGGGGCGACAGCACCTGCAACGACTTTTGCTTATCAGCTGTGGGCTGAC